TCAATCGTGATCGAAGACGGTGCCGACGTTCACAAACTCGACCGGGCGTTGCGTGAGCGCGACCTCGACCCGAACACCACGGTTCTTTACCCCGACCCGGCCGGGAGTTCTCGCAACGTCGCCGTCAAGGGGGCGAAAGCCGCGACCGAAGTTTTGCGGGGCTTGGGTTGGCACCGAATTCAAGTTAAGAACTCGGCACCGCGTATGCGGCAACGGCAACTTGCGCACTGCAACTTACTGGCAAAGGGCTATGTTAAGTTGCACCCTATACGGTGTAAGCCGCTCAAAAAAGATTACGAATCGGTTGAGCAAGACAAAGCGACCTTTGAAAAAATCAAAACCAACCCTAAGCTAACTCACGCAAGCGACGGGGCGGATTACTTTCTTGATCACATTTTCCCGTTCAGCGGGCACAAGCCTGAAAGCGGTAGCGTCAAATTCAGATAAGGGGCTCTCGTGAAATATACCGAACAAGATTTGCTCGACCCGGTGAAGCGCAAAGAGATTATCGCGGGTTTCGACTCAGCGGAAAACAATCGCCGCAAGCGCGTCGCGTTCAAGGGCTACGAATGCCTGAAAGATAAAACGATCAACTACACCGCCGAATTGCTTTTAAGTCAATTCGACGTCGATACGTTTTACGAAATGCAGTACGCACTTACAAACGTGTCGATACTGCGAAAGGTGATCGACAAGCTGGCGCGCGTGTACTCAAACGGCGTCAAGCGTTCTATGGGCGCCGATGACCGGGCGGGCACCGAAGCGGTCGAAGACGCCGCGAAGTATTTCCGCATGACTGAGCGAATGAAAAAAACAAACCGGTTCTTGCGCACGTTCAAGAACACGCTCGTTTTCGCAAAGCCCGTTGCTAGTTCAGACGAGCCGGGCAAGTTCGACCTAGCGGTTGAGGTCTTGCCGCCGTTTCTTTACGACGTCGTGCCCGACTCGAACGACGCGACCCGCATGCTAGCCGTCGTGACGTCGGACTACTCGCCGAGTCGTCGCTCACTCTATTCAATCACCGACGCGGCTTACGCAATGCGCGGTTCAAAGGGAAACGTGCGCGTCGTCGGCGACAAGGGCGAGACGCTTGTGCAATCGTTCTCGGGCACCGGCATTGTGCGAGGCGCGACCGCGACGGCCGATAAGCGCGAGTTCATTTGGTGGACTAAGAATTACCATTTCACGACCGACGCAAGCGGCAACAAGATTGACACCGGCACGGGCGAAAACCCGATCAAGGAGTTGCCTTTCGTGAACTTCGCGGGCGATCAAGACGGCGAGTTTTACGCGCAAGGCGGAGAAGACTTGATCGACGCCGGTGTTTCAGTGAACGTGCAATTGACGAACATCAAACACGTCGGCGTGCAACAAGGGTACGGTCAACTTTACATGACCGGCAAAGACTTGCCGAAGTCGATCAAGGTCGGCCCGACTCAGTGTATTCAAATCGAGGTCACCGACAAAGACGACCCGGCGCCGCAAATCGGTTTCTTGAACGCAAGCCCGCAGCTTGACTCACTTAAGAGTGTCACCGAAATGGAAGTCGCTCTAATGCTCTCGACGAACAACCTTTCGACGTCGGGGTTCTCGACGTCGTTGCAAGGGTCGAAAGATTTCTCGTCGGGCATTGCCATGATGATCGACAAGAGTGAATCGACCGACGATATCGGCGAACAAGCGTTGACGTTCGTTGACCGCGAGCCGAAAGTTTGGGGCAAGTTGCAACGATGGGCCGACGCTTACGGTAGCGCGGGCATCTTGACCGAAGCGGCGAGCCTTGTCGTTATACCCCCCGACGTGGAAGACGAACTCATGTTAGCATTCCCGAGCCCTCGCCCGCTCGTATCTGAAAGCGAACAACTCGACGCACTGGCAAAGCGTCGCGAACTCAGGCTTTCGACCGAGGTCGAAATCCTCATGCGCGACGACCCGTCGTTGAGTGAAGAGAAAGCGCGCGAGAAGTTGCTGGAACTTCAAGCCGAAGACGCCGCCCGCATGTCGGCTCAACCCGTAGCCGTCGCGACCGGTGTCGTCGACCCGGGCGCCGACGCGGGCGGGGCTAACCCCGCCGACACGGGCGGCGACACGAACGCGCCCGCACAAAAAAAACCGGGCAGTGGCACCGAGAGCCCGGCCCCAAACCGGTAACGAATGGCTGAAACGACACTCAAGGTAAAAAAGACAACGGCTTCGGGGGCGGAAACGTCGACTAGCCTTTCGTTTCTTGACGGCGTGCCGATACCCGAATCGGCAAAGGCACGCGTCAAGCGCGACGTCGGCGATTACCTTGTCGAGCAAATCTTGATCGCGGCGAACGGCGCCGACACGCTCGTCTCGGGCGAGAGCATGCCGAAGCTATCGAAAGGCTACCTGAAAAAGAAACTCGCCGAGGGGTTGCCCGGTGTCCCGAATCTTGAGAGCGCGGGCGATTTGCTCGACTCGCTTGAATACAAAACGACCGACGACGGTATCGACCTCGGTTGGTTTTCAAAAGCCGAGGCGCCGAAAGCCGACGGGCATGCGAACTTCTCGGGCGACTCGACCTTGCCCCGTCGGCGCATTATCCCGGGCAAGGGCCAGTCGTTTGACTCAGGGACTAACGAAGAGATTCAAAAGATTATCGGCGACGCGGTTGCCGATAATCTCGACATAAAAGAACAAGACCTCGACGGCGTTGAAACGAAAGCCGACCTCTATTCAGTTTTGGGCGAGTTCCTTGACGGGTTGTCCCGCGCCGAAATCAAAGCGGTCGTTGCCCGAACGCCCGGGCTAGTCCGCTTGCTTGATGACCTCGATTTGTTTAATCTGCTTTGACATGGCGAAAGTAAAAGTCACGGCGCGATTTCAAATCTTAGAATTTCTCGACACGTTCATTGACGGGGCGACCGCCGAGTCAATCGGGCGGGCGGTTGTCGAAGAGTCAAAAAAGCTAATCGCGACCGGGCAATCACCCGTTCGCGGCTTCGGGCGGCTTGAGCGGTATAAAGACCGAAAGAGTTACCCGGGTAAACTCAAGAACGCCACGCCGGTCAACCTCAACCTCTTGGGCGACATGCTCGACGGGCTCACGTTCAAGCGCAAGGGTTCCGACATAATCCGAATCGGCATGCTCGGCGGCTCGGCAAAAGTAAAAGAAATCGCGGGCTACCATCAAGACGGTACGCCGAACATGGCGGCGCGCCGGTTCGTGCCCAACGCCGACGGCGAGGAATGGGCGGTGTCGATCATGCGCAAGATTCGCGACCTATACGGCGGGCGGCTCGCGAAATTAATTCGACAATCGAATAAAAAGGGTTGAGCATTTAAATACCACCCGGGGCGTCCTTCCCGCCCCGCTTTCGCCCGCCTCACCGCCTACCTTGACGGCACGCATCCCCCGATGCGTGCCGTTTCTCTATTGACGCGCTCACCGTTCGACCTCAGTCTCGTCTCAAGTGCGAACCGTGTTCGCGCTTGGGCCCGGCCGTGCCGAGTCGCAATCAAACCCCGAGACAACCGCCGTCGTTACGGCAACCCATTCGGGCCGTGCCCGAAAGGAAAGAGAAACCCTATGCCAACCGAAGCCGAAATCGCAGCAACCGCACTTGCAGCAACCGCAAAAGCCGAAGCCGACGCACTTGCCGCCGCAGCGTTGAAAGAGAAACCCGCGCACGTTGACCGGGCCGCTTACGATAGCGTCACCGCCGACATGCATCGCTTCAAAGAAGAGGCGCGGAAACTGAAAGAGTCGATTGAATCGGCCGCGACTGGCAAACTGAAAGAACAAAGCCAGTTCAAAGAGTTAGCCGAGAGATACGAGGGCGAAAACAAAACGCTCAAAGAAGAGAACGCCCGCATTCGTACTTCGATTGTCGAAGACAAAAAGTTCTCGACCGTCCGGGCGGCGGCGCAAAAACTCGGCATTCGCGCCGAAGCGGTGTCGGATTTAGAGGGGCTTGACTTGACCGAGGTTGCCGTCGAAACTACTTCGACGGGCAAGATTAATATTTTAGGCGCCGACAAGTTCGCCGAGCGGGTCAAGACTTTGAAACCGCATTGGTTCACGACCGGGAATACGGGCAACGTGAACACGCAATCAACCCGGGTCAACGACGACGGCACCGCCGCCGTCTCGACCGCCGACCTTATCGCGGCCGAACGCGAGGGCCGGAAATCAGGCGACATGTCAAAGTACCACGACTTGCACAAACGCTACCGTTTGGCAGGAAACAAACGCGGGTAAACCGCAAAGGAATATTGAAAAATGTCCGATCAAATCATGACCTCCGCGACCGAACTTTCTGCGATTGTTCCGCAGCTATGGAGTTCTCGTTTTTACGACGTACTTCTCGCCGACCTCGCGTTTTCGCCGATTATCTCCCACGACTACGAAGGCGAAATTGCCGACCTCGGTAACATCGTGAACATTTCTTCTTTCCCTGAGTTCGACGAGGGCGAGGAACTTGCCGAAGACGCTCGCTCGGATGCGAAAGCAGTCGCCACGGTTACCGGGCAGCAACTTGTGATCAACAAGCGCGTGGTCAAGGACTTCATTGTCACGAAAAAGGCGATTCTTCAGTCTTTGCCCATGATGGACAAACTTCGCGAATTGGCCGTGTATTCAATCTTGAAAAAGATTGAACGCACGATCATCGAGGCGATCGTGCCGAGCGCAAGTTCGCCCGACCACGCAATCGGTTACACTTCGGGCACTACGCTCGATCTCGCGAAGATTCTTGAGGTTAAAGAACTTCTC